TGTAGATTTATAAAAATTACACATTCTGCAAGCAGGATTATAATTTTCAATATCGTTTGCACCGTCATACCAATACACGCTCTGTATATGGTCAACTTGCATATCCTTTGGTTCGAGTGTACAACCACAGTAAGCGCAATGACCATCATACTTCTCATACACTTTAAGCCTTGTTGCTTTGGAAATTGATTTTCTCTGACTCAACTAAATCACTCCTCAATCGGCTGATTCCAACATTCTACACAGCCGCCTACTCTACAAGTCTTTATATCTGTCAAGCCTAACTTCCGAAGACATATTTCAGGTGTTCCATCGTGAACAAGAGGAGCATTCGGATAATTCTTTAAAAATTCACTCAAATAAGTCCTCTGCGGATGTTCATCGCTCCATTTTTGAATGGCTGAAATTGCCTTTTCGGGATAATACATCTCAAAAATTGTACACGGTAAATTTTCGGATGTTCCGTTATTTTTACTGCTTAAAGGACATTCTCGACAATCGAATTTGCATATTCTATTTCCATTTTTTGTTCTTGTCATCCTTTGCTTTTCCGCAAAGTAATTATCAGTTTTCGTACAATCAATCATTTTTCTTACCTCTCTTTTCACTCACAACATCTGATATAATCTTTCCTGCACGCACTAAAGCTGTGTATTCGCCGTAGCTGTAATATGTGTTATGTATTTTGTTATACTTAGCAATCTCAAGACATACCAAATCAAGATGATCAAGTTTTTTCTGTTTCATATTCTCACCTTACCAATCATTTTCTCCGTCTATTGTTAGCTGCCCTGGCAGAACATTGTCCTCCATCCACCAGTGATACACATCTATTCCTGATTGCCACGTATTAGTTGTTAATCCTGCTTGCTTGCGAACTTCTAACATTCTGTCAAACGCTCTGATATACAAATTTCTGTATTTAGGATACAGTGCAAATTCTTTGTATCTTCCTTTTCTTCCTGCCATAGGGCAGCCAACGCAACCTACTCTGTGAAAGCCACACTTATACAAAGGATTTAAATTTATATGTTCTTCTTTGATATAGTCTTTTACATCGTCATTTGACCAATCACATATGACATTGAATACCGTTTTCCCTTGTAGTTGACAATGCTCAACGATTTTTCTCTTTTCGTCATTATCGTTGTTAATGATAATTCTCTTTGAGATGTCTTTACTCCAAGTCTGAATAATTCCGCTTTTAGCTCTGTTGGTGCTTTCCGCTCTTCTTACGCCTGTCACAATCGCTCTGTTGTGTCCTGCTGTTTCTTTCAGTATTGCACAACAATATCGTGCAAGGCGAGTGGGTGGGGTTTTCTTAGCCGGAATCAAGCTCCACATACTGACAGATTTACCTTTGAAAGTTGGCATTTGCATTGTACACTTAATTCCTTTAGATTCCAGCTCTTTGAATTTTCGGCGAATGTGATAAACAGTTTCGGGAGCATCAGCTGTTGTATGGCTGTGCTGTAATTCAAATTCTATACCTGATTTAATAGCCAAATCTAAAATAACATCGCTGTCTTTGCCACCTGAATAACAGAGCATAAGCGGTTTACCATAATAATATTTGCTTATTTCTGCGGCCTCACGTAGACGAAAAAGGCTTGTTTTTTCTAAATCCATATTTCCTCCTTAAATACCAAAAGAGCAGCCGCACACTTCGCATTTTAATTTTTCTTCCATTGTTAAATCTTTCCTCCTTTATCATTTTTGTATGTGCAAATCCAACCTGTTTTGAACTGTTCAGAGTATCTGCACTTTTGACAGCAACAAATACAGATGTTTTTGCCGTATGTTCTGTTGACTGCTTCGTGATTGCATTTTCTCACAACCAAGCTATCCCACATCAACAGACATTTTGAGCATTTTGTTTGTTTCATAATCCCTCCTGTAACAAATTTTCAAAAAGCTGTTACGCCTATGTTACATCTTAAATGCTTAATAATATAGGTAAATACTATATATTATATATAATGTAACATATGTAACAGGTGTAACAAGTAATTTATCACTATACACGCGTGGTATATATTGTTCAATATTTTATTTTTATATTGCATATATAGTGTGTATGTAAAAAAAACTGTTACACTGTTACATTTTAAATTTAATTTTAAAAAACGGCTATTTTATGCGGTTTTTTAGATATAACAATGTAACTTAAATCAGTTACACAGCGGTTACACCTGTTACAATTTAATCAAAAGGTAAGTCTTCATTGTTCAAAAAGCGGTCTTCTGCGGTTTCTTCTACGCTCAAAACACACGCACACCGACACACTTTTCCACAAATTCGCTTTGTTACAGAATTGCAAGTGTTTGAAGCAAACGCCACCTTGTTTTCAACTGCCCAACTCAAAAAAGCCTTTGCGTTAAAACCGTTTTCTTGCAAGACTGCATCAAATTTGCTCTTAATGAAGTAAATTCTGTCTTCAATCACTGTTCCGTAAATCTCGCCGTTGTAGCCGTCCTTTTCAGGATTGAATTTGTTGTAATTGACGGCAACAAAATCGTTAATAAACTCGTAACATCTACGATTTTGGTCGACACTCGTGCGAGTAGTTAAAATTGATTGTATTTCAGTTATGCTCAACAAAATATCGTCATTAAAAAATATTTCGTTAATCAGTTTATCAGCGGTCAAAATAAGACTTGCAGACATTGCTTGTTTGTCAGTCACATCCGAATCGGCAACAAGTTTCTTGTAAAAATCTTTCCTCAAATGTTTGACAGTTTCAATATTATCACCTTGCTGTAACCATTTAACAAAGATTGCACCGGCACATCCATAATTCTGCTTGATTTCAGAAACGAGCTCACTTGGATTTGTAAAGATTTTTTTATCTTTGCAGTCGATTTCGATAATTCTGTTGACCGCACCTCCGCCTGATTTTTCCGAACTAATTGGAAATTCTCCTGATGTTAATATACAGTTTTTCCAAGTTGCAATTTTTTGAACTCCACCGTTTTTAGCTCCTCTGTCACGACCTATGCCTTCGCAGAGCTTGTATATCATATCATCAAACGACTTCTTATCTTTGAGGATTTGAAGTTCATCATATACAAGCGGAAGAGAGTTAACAAAACTTGCTGTAAGTTCTTGAGCAACTGCTGTGCTGTTAAATGTGCGAATATATGCGCCTATAGTCGGATCTGCCCATACTGATGTTGCAAGCATTAATGCAACTGTTTTTCCTGCTTCTGTTCCGCCCCAAAGGTGAACAAAAAACGGCAAACAGTCACAAGGATTGACTAATACACTTGCAAACGATGCGGCAAGCATTATTCTTGAACAAATGTTTTTCTCTGCTCGAATAGGTTTGATTATTTCAATCCAATTTTCGATTTGACCTTTTATTTTTACAGAATTAAAAAGAGTTCTGAAATTTTCTTCTCCGTCAAAAACCAAACCGTCAACATAAGGGCTAAAACCGTGATTGTTAATCCAGCCTAATCTACTGACAGAGTTTTTTTCTTCGATTTCGTTGTAGTTCAAATCTTCAATATCTGTTAGATATTTAACTAACCCTTTTGCGTTCTCACTGTTGACCGCTATGCCGTATTTTGCAAGAGAAGTAATCTTACTCGCACTTGCAAGAATTTCTTTATCTACGGTTATTTCTCGCCATTTGTAGCCCTTTCTGTATTTGATAATAAGTTTTTCTGTATTATCATCAATATTCACAAGCCTTACGCACGGCAAGACGGGATGATTGCAGATTTCCTCGACTATTCCATTTGAATTAAGCAGGGCAATGTCGTCATGACATATGTAAGAGCCACAAGCAAGTTGAAAAGGTTGTCCATCAAATTCAGTATAATTTACAGCAAGCATTTGTTCATCGGAATGATAAGTCGCCAAATAATCTTTGTAAAGTTGTTTAAAACTTTTAACGCCTTCTTTGCTTGCTTTGTCTGCCATTACAACCTGCATTTGGGAATATTGAAATTTGTTGTTTCTTAATCCATACAAAAAATCGTAAGGAAGTCTTGTTAACTGAAAATCTTTCTTTGTGTAACTTTCAATTTGGGCAACAGGATCTATTACATCAACCTCCGTTTCATTTGTCACTTTATCACATCCTTACTTCAAATTTTCTTTTACATTTTCGATAATTTCATCAGCGGAATAATCTTTTGGCAACAGTGTTACAACTCCGTCAATGTCCATTTTTCCGTTGAGCCAGCTCTCAACAAATATAATTGCATTCTTTAGTTTGATATTGTCGGATTCAGACTCAAATCTATTTCGTAACTCTTTAAAAAAGTTAATTAATTTGTTTTCTTCTGCTTGTCTTTTAAGTTTTGCTTTTTCTTCTTCAAATTGTTTTCGCTCACGCTCATATATGCGTTTTTGCAAAGTAGATTTTGATATTTTTCTGCTAAAAACGCCAAGCATAAAATCTTCATCAACACGCTTTAACGCATCATAATAAGATATATCAAGAATTTTTGCTACAAAATTGATTTGGTCGCCACCGACGCCGCAACCGAAGCAGTAGAAAGAATTATTACTTCGATAAACTCGGAATGAAGCTGTTCGTTCAGAATGAAAAGGGCATCGTATTACATCTTTTTTGATTTCGCTCGAGGGCGAATATTTCCTGATTACATCTGCAATAGTCACCCTCGATTTGATTTCATCTCGCCGGTCTGAATTAAAGTTCATATTTATCTGCCAATTCTTTTATTTTCTGCTCAAATTCTTTAAAACTAAGCTTTTGTGAGTAAAGTTTTTGCTTTTCCTGTTCAAAGAGTTTAAGTCTATGACTGTAGCTTAACTTTGATATATTTTTCATTTTGTTCCTCCTCAAGTAATTTTACTATTTCTCTGCCTGTTACATTTTTGCAACAAAAATAGAATTTAGTATTATATGTTTTTTCAACTACCGATAAAATTTTATATAGTCTTTCGCCTGAAAGAGCAAGCGGGTGCTCTTTCAATCTTGGATTTTTCCAAAATCGCACATCTTCAAGGCATTTGATTTTTGCACTGTGTTCAATTAAAAACACAAGTCTGATTCCGAGTTCTTTGGCCCTCTCAAGTTCAGCGATAAAGCGTTTTCGATCTTGACATACATTGTTGCAAACTTCATTTAAATTCTGCTTTCTGTCAATACAAAACAAAGGGTTGCTTATATCACAATAATCGCCGCAGATCATTTTACTTGAAACATACTTGATATTATTTTCATTAAGATATTGCAAGATTTTTTGAATAGCACGCGATTTTTCTCTTGTATCAATTTGAATTAACATTATTTGCGTATTCCTCCCAACTGTCTTCAAAAACATTCATACAAGCTTCGCAAGCATTGTTCATTTCTAGATAGTTACGAATTTTTTCGTATCCTTTCTTTAAATTTCGACTGTTGTTTCTTGGAAAGTCTTTGGTGTCATATTTCATATCTCTCGCCAAGTCGCCTTTAGGACTACGCTCTTTGAAATATTTTTTAGTCATATATGTGTAAAAAGATATAATTTTCATAATTGTTCCTCCAAAAAGTTAAAATGGCAAATCATCGTCAACAGGGAAGTCTGCGGATGATGTATCGGAAACAGCAGCAGCCTGAGCCGGGGCTGATGCAGTCGGTGCATAGTTGCTTGTATCATCATTAGATTTGCCGCCGCTGAGAGGAAATTCTACATTATCAGCAACGACCTCGACTATATAACGATTTGAACCGTCCTGAGCTTGATATGTACGGCTCTGTAAGCGACCTTTTAGGACTATTCCATTGCCTTTGTGAAAATACTTACAGATAAACGCAGCGGTCTGCCTCCATGCTGTTATGTTGAAAAAATCGGCTTTCTTTTCTTCTCCGGACTTTACATAATCTTGATTAACTGCAAGTCTGAAACTTGTCACTTCAACTCCTGACGAAGTTATTTTTAGTTCTGGATCTGCAACTAATCTGCCGGCTAAAACAACATTATTCAAAATTTAATTCCTCCAAACTTATCGGCTTTTTGAGAACCTTTGTTGCTTTGCAATAATCACAATGTTCGCATCTTTCAGGTTCAATCAAGCCTTTTTTAATAGCATCATATTTGATAACATTCTTTTCAAAATTCTCAAGCTCAATCTCCAAATAAGCCTGTGGAATTTCTATTACTGCTAAGTCAGGTTCTTTTTCTTTTGTGACCGCTGCAATATAAAAAGGTAAAACCTTACCTGTGTTTTGTCTGACTATTTCTTGATAGACCGCTCCTTGTAAGTCGTATCTCCAAGCCTCAATAAAATTTAATCTGCCTTTTTCGGGCACATAAATAGGCTCAAAATCACGCATTACCTTTAAATCTACAATTTTATCGGTGTGTAAACTGTCAACCTTGATTTTGACTTCTACACCTGCAACAGTCCCCGTCATAATAACCTGTTTTTCACCGCTCATATATTCCATAAACAAATCGTCTTGCTCAACTCTGTTTATGATTTGCTCGGCTTTGATATAATCAGACTTGAGAGAGCCGTCACGCTTGAATAACTGCGGATTGTGTGCTTTAAAAACATCAAGTGAACCTTCAAAATGAGCGTCCACATATGAACCTACAAGTAACGCAGTTGTTTTTTCTCGCTCATAATTTCCTGTAACCTCCGCATAAGCGGAGGCAGGGCAATTTTCAAATGCTTTGAATTGTGAAACACTCATATATTTGAGGTTGTTCTCAACACTGAAATAGTTCTCATTATTTAGCATTTATTGCTTCTCCTTTCAGTTTATTTGCTTCTGCTGTTGCGCAAGAAGAACAAAGGCCTTTTCCGTATTTGTTTTTCGTATATGCGATAAGTTGTTCAGATGTCATATTTCCCATTGGGTGTACATCTGCACCGCATTTTTCACACTTAGGCAGCTTTTCAGGCTCAACTTTCGGCACAACCTTGCGAACTCTTAAAGCTTCAACAACATCACCGAAGGCTTTGACTTTTTCGATGCCAATCTGAATTTTCTTGCCTGTCCATTCCTCGATGTATGGAGTTTTGTACAGCTTTGTAATAGTTTTCATGTTAGTTGCATTGAGTATCATTGGCTTTACATTTTCAGAGAAGTGACACACTACGCAATCATCTTTCTTGCCGTCAGGGCCGATTACTTTTTCTTCCTGAACATATTTAATCGTTAAAATCAAATCTTGTCCGTTTTCGATTGAGTATGCTCCGAGATAATTCGGATTTGTTAATTTTTTCCAATGTGTTGGCATATGTACATCTCCTTAAAGTTCTGTAACGATGAGTTCGTTATCGTTTGTTGTCCTTGTTGCGATAAACTGTAAGCCTTTTTCTTTGCATTTAGCATAAAGTTTGTTTCTGCTTGTATCGTCAAGCTTTTCCGCACCATCAATCAAAATAATCTGTAAGCCACTCGGATTATTGATAGCAATATCAACACATAATTCGAGCAATTCACCGTCGGAACGGTTAGAAATCGGCAACCCATTAATAAGCGGGATTCCATTTTCAACAGTCAAACCCTCAACCGGCAAAGTAGCAGTTTGAAGAATGGTTCCCGGCAAGGTTCTTGCAAGTTCAATCTTGCGTGTAAATTCTTCTGAACGAGCCTGCAAATTCTCGATTTCGTTCTGCATATTTTTCATTCTATCGTATTCGTTGAGATGTTTAATCATCACTTCTGCTGTATCGATTTCCTCTTGCAGAGCGTTTGTAGGTTTAATTTCAAGGTTAATGAACTTATTTGCAATGCCGACATCAGCGTCAAGCTTAGCTTTCGCAACATTGAAATTTGCTTCTGCTATTTTGATTTTATCTTGAAGTTTGTTGTCAAGAGCAAGGAGTTTTTCGTTTGCAGACTGAATTTCAGCATTAAGTCTTGAAATAGTAGAATTCAAGCTGTCACGCTCTGCATTGATTGATTTTTCCGCTGCTGAAACAGCAATCTCTTTATTCGCTTCAAGTCCTCTGAGCTTATTGGTGTAGCTGTCTTTGAAAGCTTTTGCTCTTTCAATTTTGCCGTTTTCATCTTTAATTTTCATAAGTTCAGAATACTTAGCAGAAAGGTCATAGTTTTTCCACTTTTCAGCGTCATAACTTGACGGTATATCTTTTGCTATATCAGTGATAAATGCTCTTTTGTTGCGAATCTCTCTGTTAATATCCTGTCTGCTCTGAAAATAGACACCATTTTCGGCTTGAATGTCGTTAAGAACCTGTAGAATGTTCTGCTCATAATCAACACCCTGCGGAATTTCACCGAACTGTTCTTTAATCCAATTCAAGTCCCAATCGAACTCGATTAAATCGAGAATGGCTCTGTTCTGCTCATTCTTCGTCATCTGTGTAAATTCAACAGGGTTGAGCTGCAACGGAGTAATGATAGTTTTCAAAAATGTTTCAGGCTTGGTGACCTTGTTTCCATTTTCCTTGACTGATACAAAGTCAGCTTTGTTGCTTCTTGCTTTACGGTCGATTGATAAGCCCGAATCAGTTTCAACAATGATTTCGCCCTCGGTTTCACCATTCTTAATTATCCAATCACGAGAAGACGAGTTCGTAAGAGCATAACGAATAGCGTCAATGACAGATGTTTTTCCTGCTCCTTTTCTGCCTGTTATTTCAACACTTTTTCCACCGATTTCCTGTTCGGAAATGCCGAAAAGTGATTTAATTGTAATTTTTGATGTGTGCATTATGTTTCCTCCTTGATTTTTTATAAAATTAAGGATATAATAATGTTGATTGATTTCATATTATATCCTTAAACCGCTGGAACTGTGCGAGAGTTTCAGCGGTTTTCTCTTTCTTCGTATTCTGCGATAACAGCTTTAAGCGTTTTTAATGTTTTGTTGAGCTCTTTTAATGTCGATGTACGGTCGAGATAAGATGTACGGTCGAGATAAATTATATCTCTAATCTCTCTTGCATTTGTATTGTGAAAAGTCCACCCCTGTGTGCAGATATTAACATCTAACTCGCATGTATGACCGCTAAAATTAACAAATATTGTCGGCTTGCTACCAGTGCACTCACACTTTGTACTTCTGCCGTTAAATTCGAGTGCAAGTGCCATTATTTCAAGCACTTTGGATTTTACTTTTTTTGTCATCCGGTTTCACCTCCTTAATTTTTCGCTGCGTATTTGCAGCAGCGGATAAACTTTTTACAGTTGTTGGCAACACGCTTAATACCTGTCGCTCTGTTGTTGAGCTTGTGGCGGTCGAGGCTCTCTTTGACTTCTGCAACATAATTCAATATGTCTTCGAGCCTGTCCGCTGTAACGGTGTCTAAACCCTGTAAGGCAATAACCTCGCCGTCTTTGATACTGATTAAAACTCTTTCGGCTTTATTCATAATGGTCTGCCTCCTGCTTGAGGTGTTCAAAGATTTCACGCTCAACAATGACGCAGTCTTTCAGTCGACACATCTCGTTGCCTTTGAAGAAATACACTTCCCCGTCTGAAAGACAGATTGCAGCCGGTTCAGAAATTCTCATCATAAGCAGATCGTCATCTGTCAAGAATGTTCCGCTAAGCTTAACCTCGTTAAACGAACACGATTTAGATTTGTTGATAATTACTTCCATTTCCATTCTCCTTTCATTTCGTCGGGGTCAATCAAAAGTTCATATGGTTTAATTCCAAGGACTTCCGCAGCTCTGACGATTTCTTCAAGTCTGAAATTTTCAGGACTTTTGTTTTTGCGTGCTGAACAGGTAGCAGGATTAATGCCAAAGAGTTTGCTGATTTTTTCTCTGTCATAACCGATACAGTTCAATCGAAAGAAAAGACATTGTGCTACTCTCGACATATATGCTTGCTCCTGTTCAGCTTTTGTTGTTCTTTTCAGTTTTGGCATATAATCACCTCTTATGCTGTTTTCTGCTGTTCGGCAATCTGCTTACCCACGACCATTCCTTTCATCATTGCGAAAGCAACAGCCTTTTCTTCATCTGTCATATCAATCAAGATTTTTGCAAGCTCTGCGCCGATCGACTTGATGTCCATCTCCTGTTTATCTGTCATTGTTTTCACCTCCTTGATTACTTTGCAACTTTATTTTAACTTATTTTGATTACATTGTCAACAGTTTTTTGCAAAAAAAATATTTTTTTTAATTTTTTTGCTTTATTTGTTGACAAATTCATCATTATATTATATAATAACAACTGTAAGGAGGTAATTCAATGAGTAATAATATTGCAAAAAGAGTTATTGAGGTTCGCAAAGCCGTACATCTTAATCAAACTCAGTTTGCCGAAAAACTCGATTTACAGAGGTCAATAATTTCTCTTTGTGAAAGTGGAAAAAGAGAGTTTTCAGAGCGAACGCTTAGAGATATTTCGGCTATATTCAGTGTAAACCTCGAATGGCTAAAAACAGGTGAGGGAGAGATGTTTGACGAAGAAAGCGAAGATGTCGTGATTGATGCTCTTAGAGCAGAATATAACCTCGACGAAATCGACATTGACATTATTCGTACATATATAAGTATGGCTCCGCTTGAGCGGCAAGTGTTCAAGAACTTTATTAAAGGAATTTCAGACAAAAACAAAGGGGAGCGTTAAGCTCCCCCACGGTCGTTCAAATTACGACGATATATGATTTTTATGAATTTCAGTATAGCCATTAAGGCTTTGTGATTTTCGATTGATTCTATGTATTCAATTATTTCTTGCCTGATTGCTGTGTTTTTCTTCATGATTTAACTTCCTTCCATTCGTAAGATTCAGACGAAATTCCTATAATTAAATTATAGAACTTCTGTTCGACAATTTCAAGTGGTAAATTTTGGCAGTGTATTACAAAGTCCAATAAAACGGACTTTGCTAATCAAAAATAAAAAAGGGCCGCTTGCAACGGCAATTGCAAGCGGTCAAAACAAAATAATGATTAAAAAGGCGCTAACCTCTTTATATTTTATTGTACATTTATTTGCGTTATTTGTCAATATAAAAATAAGGAGGCAAAAATAATGGGGTTATTCTCTAAACTGTTCGGTAAACCAAAACAGCCGATGCCACAGCCACAAGCGAATATGAAACCTGAAACGGGTAAATCGCATACAAAGGTATGTAAAGTTGCAGGTGTAACATTTGATGACCGTCAAAAATATCTGAAAAAGTTAAAAGCTGACAAAAAATCCGGTAAAGCTATTAATGTAAAAATGGAAGAATACGATTTCAAAGGTGAGCCGGCTATCAGAATTCTTGCTAACGGATATGATGTTGGAAATCTGCATAGGGAAGATGTTGCTTTTGTAAAATCAAATCAAGAGCGTATACTTGGCATTAATGATTTTACTATTGGCGAGCATTACGATGAGAATGAAAAAATCAGCTACAACGCAAAAGTGAAATTGATTATTGCAAATAAATCATAAAAAAACCGCCTTGCTCGACTGGTCCTCGAACAGAGCGGAAAATCACCTACACAGCGTGCAGATGATACGATATAACGCAATAATATTGTATCACACCCTTGTAAATTTTTCAATGACTAATTTACAGGGGATTTTTGCACACTTTTTAGATAAAAAGGAGTGTTTCAAATGGCAGAACCTAAAAAAATGCCATCGGGCAACTGGCGTGTGCGTGTCTTTCTTGGTAAAGACAAAGACGGAAAGAAAAAGTACAAATCAATTACAGCCCCAACAAAAAAAGAAGCGAAAAAGGCAGCGGATAGATTTGAGCTGTCGCTGACTACCTCTTGTATCGATTATAATGACCTCACGCTTGAGCAGGCTTACGAAATGTATATTGATAGTAAGTCAGCAGTTCTTAGTCCAAGTACCATAGCTGGATATGAAAAAATTAAGCGTAACTACTTTACTGAATTAATGCCGTTTAAGCTTACTAAGCTTACCGCTGTATTGATTCAGAACTCAGTTAATGTGTTGTCAGTTGCTCACAGCCCTAAGACCGTTCGCAATGCTCACGGCTTGTTGTCCGCAGTTCTGAAAGCTTATTATCCTTCCTTGACTCTCAATACAACGCTACCGCAAAAAATAAAGCCGCAATATATCATTCCGACAACAGAGGACATTAACAAGTTGCTCGAACTTGCAGATGATAGACTGCGAGTCCCCATCAAGCTCGCAAGCCAAGGTTCTCTACGCCGTTCCGAGATATGTGCATTACAGCCTTCTGATTTCAACAGTTTCGGGGTAAGCATAACTAAAGCGGTAGTCGCTGACAGTAACGGTAAATTTATTGTCAAGACAACAAAGACCGAGGCAGGCACACGCTTTGTACCACTGCCGTCTAATCTCATTAAGGAGTGTAGGAAATGGCAGCACTTTGGTATTTCACCGTCAACTCTTTCAAGTGCCTTTAACCGTCTTGTTGAAAAAGCAGATGTGGCGCATTTTAGCTTTCACAAGCTCCGTCATTATTTTGCGTCTGAGTGTCACGCACAAGGTATCCCAGACCAGTATATCGCCGAGATAGGAGGGTGGCAGACAGTAGAAATGCTACACAAGATATATCAACACACATTAAGAGATAAGACTGATACAATAGCCGCAAAAATAGTCACGATGTTTAGTGCAAATTTCGCAGATGACCCGAAAGATGACACAAAAATAAAAAAGGCTTGATTTTATCGGCTTTTTAATTGCTTTAAGTGAGGGTTCGATTCCCCTCATCTCCACCAAACAAGTATTGGATGAACACCTACTTTTTCATCAGCGGATTTGCCGTCAAGGTGATGCTCTGATACGAAACAAAAAAGAGCCAAAGTCACGAAGATTTTGGTTCTTTTTATATTTTTTCTTAACAAAACGAAAAGAATGGTTTTAATATTGAGAATTGTATATAACGAAGGTTTTTCTATAAATCCTGAGAAAACAAGAGTTGCAAGAAGCAACGCAAGGCAAGAAGTTACAGGGATTGTAGTTAATTCTCATATGCAGATTTCTAAAGAAAAGAGAATGCAGATTCGACAACAGATTTATTATATAAGGAAATATGGATTAGAATCTCATTTGGAGCGGATTGAGGAGAATCGTGCTAATTACCTTAATCACCTTTTAGGACAAATCAATTTTGCCCTATTCGTCAACCCTAAGGACGAAGAAATGAAAGAATATTTTGATACAGTAAAAACAATTATGAAAAATCAAAATGAATAA